CCGATATTACGGCGGGCGTTCCAACTGTTTCTAATTCCACTGTCACTGTCAATCATGTTTTAACGTCTACCGATATTACAGCTGGCGTTCCAACTGTTTCTAATTCCACTGTCACTGTCAATCATGTTTTAGCGTCCACCGATATTACGGCGGGCGTTCCAACTGTTTCTAATGCCACTGTCACTGCCAATCATGTTTTAACGTCTACCGATATTACGGCTGGCACGCCAACCGTTGGCCCAGCGCGGTTTAAGTGGCAAGTCGAGCCTGTCGGGCCAGAAACGTGGACGGAGCAAGCTGTTGGCTCGGAGACATGGATAGAGCAGACTGTCAGCGCGGAGACGTGGACAGAACAGGAAGCAGCATAGTGTTTGCTGGTAAAATGATATATAGTGCAAAAAAGCGCGAGGCGATTAAATGACGATTAGCATAACCAAACCCACCGTTGGCGGTTCAGAAAACACATGGGGTACAACTGTCAACACGGCGCTTGATGACGTTGTTGCGGTCTTAAATGGCACAACAGCAAGCACCCCAGACTTGACTGTTGGATCATGGAAGGTCGGCGGCACGGCTATTACTGCCGATGCTGCGGAAATAAACAAACTGGATGGTTTGACGGCAACTAAGGCTCAATTGAATTTTAGTGATAGCGTGACAAGCAATATTCAGACGCAACTTAACCGACGCTTAGAGCTAATTAGCGAAACGGTGCTTTCATCAAGCGCCTCAGACGTAACGTTTACCTTGCCTACGGGTTATAGAGATTTTCAGTTGGTATTAAACAATGTAAAATCTTCAAGTGGTACAGTTCCGTTATATATTGAAGTAAGTACGGATGGTGGCAGTAATTTTATTACAAGTTCTTATGTTGGTTTTCTGGTGTATCAATTTGTAAGTGGCTCAACCTTATCGACTAATCATGTCTCACATACATCAGGCGTTACTATTTCTAATAATAATATTAGTGGCAGTAATACATCCGGCACAAATGGGGTTATAAATGTATTTAATCCTTTAGATGCAAGTCAGTACACATCCTTTACTGTGGACACAATGAACCAGACCTCAGCTTCAACAATTAATCTAAACAAAGGTTCATATGTTTATGCAGCAAACGCAGCAGTAAACGCAATCAATCTAAGCCATAAGACAGGTGCATCTGTTGCGGCTGGCGCTGTTGTTGCGCTGTACGGCATGAAGGATTATTGAAATGTATAAGTATGTTGACGGCGAGCGCATAGCATTAACGCAGCCAGAGATCGACGCGTTTAACGCAGGCGGCAATCCAGACGCCGAAAAAATCATAAGGGCAGACCGAAACGCGCTGCTTTCTGGTACTGACTGGTGGGTTTTGCCAGACAGAACTCCCACACAAGCGCAACTAGATTACAGAAGCGCGTTAAGGGATTTGCCGCAGCAAGATGGCTTCCCTGACAATGTAACTTGGCCAGAAAAGCCAGAATAGAATGACGCTGGTTCCGTTAGACATCCCCGCTGGCTTTTACCGAAACGGCACTGACTTAGAGCAATCTGGCCGCTGGCGCGATGGTAGCTTAGTTAGATGGCGAGATAATAGCTTGCGCCCTATTGGGGGTTGGCAGGAGCGTAAGGCGTCATTCAGCACAAATCCCGTGCGGGGGATGCACACTTGGGAAACAAATTCTAGTGATGCTTATCTTGTTGGGGGTTCTTACAACGAATTAAAGGCAATGGTTGGCGGCGGTACTATTTACGATATTACGCCCACCGATTTAACTGCTGGTCGTGAAAATGCAGAACTTGGTACGGGGTATGGGGATGGGTTTTATGGAAGCGGTTATTACGGTCAGCCAATCCAGCAAAACACAAACGCTATACCTCTTGAAGCTACGACGTGGAGCTTAGACAACTTTGGCCAATACCTTGTAGCCTGCTCAAAAGATGATAAGCGCTTGTTGGAATGGCAGCTTGGGTCTGCCGCGAAAGCCGCGCCGATTGCGAATGCGCCAATAAATAATCTTGGCTTAGTTGTAACAGAAGAGCGTTTTATTTTTGCCTTGGGTAGCGGCGGCAACCCGCGCAAGATTTCTTGGTGCGACAGGGAAAACAACACGCTATGGACGCCAGCGGCTACAAACGAGGCTGGTGACATTGAGATTTCTGATAGCGGGCAAATTATGCAGGGCATTAGAACGCGAGGCCAGACGCTTATCCTGACGGATACGTCAGCGCATACTGCGCGTTATACTGGCCCGCCTTATGTGTATGGATTTGAGCGTGTTGGCACATCATGTGGGGCCATATCTCGCAAGGCTGCATCTGATGTCGATATGGGCGTGTTCTGGATGGGCCAGCGTGGTTTCTTTAGGTTTGACGGAAATAGCGTTCAAGAAATACCCTGCGATGTATTTGACTATGTATTCAGCGACTTTAACACAGCGCAGCAGTCAAAAGTTTGGTCTTTCGCCAATGGTCAATATGGCGAGGTTTGGTGGTTTTATTGCTCAGAAGATTCAACAGAAATAGACCGATATGTCGCTTATGATTACAAAGAGGGTCATTGGTTAATCGGCAACTTATCACGCACTAGCGGCGTCCAGCGCGGTGTTTTTCTGTATCCTCTTATGGCTGGCCACAATGCAGATAGCGATATATACGACCATGAGGTTGGACTAAACGTAGATAGCTCATCTATCTTTGCCGAAAGCGGGCCAATATCTATCGGCACAGGGGATCAGGTCGCCCGCGTTACTAATCTTATCCCCGATGAAAAGGCGCAGGGCGAAGTGAATGTGACTTTCAAAACAAGGCTCTACCCCAATGGCACTGAAACTAGCCACGGGCCGTTCACAACGTCCAACCCTACGTCGGTCAGATTTACTGGGCGTCAGATTAGAATGCGCGTTGACGGCACCGCCTTGTCAGACTTTAGGGTTGGCAACATGCGGGTTGATATGAAGGCTGGGGGCCGTAGGTAATGCCGGTTCCAGTATTACCCCCCATTGGCCCAGATTTGCGCCAGTGGGGGCGTCAACTTTCCCTATACTTGCAGCAAAACCTAGCAAAGCTTGGATTTAAAACATCAACGGACAACCCTTCTGAAAACGGCGTCATTTTGTGGGATAACGTAAACGGCTACCCTGTCGTTTCTAAGAACGGCGAGTTTCGGCAGATTGTGCTGGAAGATGGTCACGCTGACTTTATGAAAACGGCTGATGTCGTGCCGGTAGCAGCAAACACAGCGTATAAGCTGACTTACGATGCTCCCACCGGCAATGACGGAATAGCACAAGGAACACCAGCTTCAAGGATTGTTTTTGAAGAGGCTGGCCAATACGTCATATCGTTTTCGGCACAAATATCATCAACGTCAGCCAGCACGGTTCACTTCTACTTCTGGCCCAGCGTCAACGGCGTCAACGTGCCGGACAGCGGAATGACAACCGCGCTGCACCAAAACAACGCAACGCTGGTCACGTCGCGCACGCAGATATTCACGCTTGCTGCTAATGACTACTTGGAAGTGAATTACATGATCGACAACACGGCGGGTTTCTTAAATTACACCGCAGCGTCTTCGCCGGTTCCAGCAATCCCCGCGTCAACTTTAGCGATTACGAGGCTTCATGGATAAAGAGCTTGAAAGATGCCGTGATTGGATTGAGGCCGCGCTGGAATACTCAGGCGGCACGCATGACTTTATCGACGTTGCCGAGGGTATATACAAAGGTAGCATGCAGCTCTGGCCAACGCCGAGGGGGTGTATAGTCACTGAAATCGTGGTATATCCTAAGAAGAAGGTTTTAAACGTATTTCTTGGCGGCGGCGAATTGGGTCAGATTTTAGATATGCATGAAGATGTGATAACATGGGCAAAATCTCAAGGATGCTCTGCATTGACTATGACAGGCCGGTTCGGCTGGAAAAAACCATTGAAGGCGCATGGATGGGTTCCATTGCACGCCTCATACTTGAAGGAGTTTGAATAATGTCAGGCGGCAAGGGTGGATCAACATCGTCCTCGATTACGATCCCAGATTACATTGAAGAAGCGGCACGCCGCAACTTGGCTAAAGCAGAGGACATAAGCCGCATTGGCTATGTGCCTTATTATGGGCCAGACGTTGCAGCATTCACGCCAATGCAAGAGTCGGCGTTCCAGCAAACTGCTGACGTGGCATCTGCATTTGGCGTTGGCCCGCAGATGTCTAGGCAGGACATTATGGGCGGCATGGCAGCGCCAACTGAATATGCTGGCGGGGTCAGAGGTTACAGCGCAGCGCCAATGTATGAGCAGGCTGTGTCTGAGCTTGCCGCAAGACGCCCAGCGCAAGCTGAATATCTGCAAAGTTTCTTTATTGATCCGCTCACTGGTCAGGCGGCAGCAGGATACGGCCAGCCAGCGTTGGCCCCTACATTTACGCAAGCGCCTGATGGCAGCGTGATGCGGGCGAGTGAAAGAGACGACCCCATATCAATACCTGTTGGCGACCCAAATGCAGACAGCTATTTTGGCGAAAGCATCGTAAACTTTGTTAGCGATGGCGGCATTCTTGGAGCAGCGGGGCGCGGCTTAGGCATATTGCCGACGAAAGAGGAGCAAATGGCGGGTCAGCGCTTTACTGATATTGACGACCCAATATTTGCGGGCGGCGCGGCTACATTCCGCGACCCAGACGCTGATAGGAACGAACCCGCGTCGGAGGTAATCGCAAGAAGCTTAGCCCCAACTACTGTAACGGCTCGCCCGTCAGCAGCGCCTCGGCGCGGCGGCGGTGGTGGAAAATAGATAAAGGATAAGATAATGGCTGGACAAGGTGGAAAAGGCGGCGGTCAAATAGCGCAGCCACAGCAAGGTCAATTTGCTGCGGCTCCTCAGTTGACTGAGAGAGGAACATATTTTGATGAAAGTGGCGTTGAGATGATGCCTCAGAGAGGCGGTGGAGGCGCGGCTGCCATACCATATGTGCCTTCAGCTGAGATACGCTATGGCCGTACCAACCCCGCGGGACAGGTGCAATCTACGACGACTCCATCCGCGTCTGCTATCCCAACTCAGCAAACCGGCTTCAACGTAAACCAAGCGGCGGCTGGCGCCTTGCAAGGCGCGCTTGGCGGCACGCAGGCAGCAATGAGAGGCCCGCTGCAAGTTGGCGCGTTTATGAATCCATATACGCAGCAAGTAATTGACCGCACGCAGCAGGACATTGCTAGGCAGCAAGAGATGGCAATGAACCAGCTTGGCGCTCAAGCAACAGCGGCGCGTGCGTTTGGTGGATCTCGCCAAGGCGTTGCTGAGGGCGTTGCTGCTGGAGAATACGGGCGTATGGCAGGCGACATCGCGGCTCAGCAGCGTCAAACTGGATATACCACAGCAATGCAGCAGGCGATGGCTGACAGGCAGGCGAGACTTGGCGCAGCATCGCAGCTTGGCGCATTGGGTCAGCAAGCATTTGGCACAGGCCAAGCTATCCAGCGACAAACTGCGCAGCAAGGCTTATTGCAACAGGGATTGCAGCAGGCGCTCATCGATGCAGCAAAAGGCCAATACGCTGGATACACAGGCGCACCGCAGGCAGCTCTTGCCGCGCCATTGGCTGCGCTTGGGGCCACGCCAACACCGCAGACAACAACGCAATCACGTCAGTCCGGACTATTTGATTATCTTCGCTTAGGCGCGACAGCTTACGCGGGAATGTAAGGAATGAACGGCATGGAAAACCAAGGTTTAAGCTTCACAGAGCAAGACTTTATCGGTCAGGAAAAGACAGACCGCCGCAAGAATATGGCTGGCGCGCTTGCTGGGTGGTTAAACAGCATGTCGATCAATCCTGACCCAAATTTGCCGCAAGTCTTGCAGGCTGCGCAAGCAAGACGCGCAGACAAGATCAAAGGCAACCGCACGGTGAATATGCTTGAGCAGGCTGGCCGGACTGATCTTGCCGACATGGTGAAAGCAGGAACGCTAGACCCGAAGCAAGCAGCAGCGCAGCTATTTGCAGAAGCTGGTGAGCGTCGTGCGTTTGAGCGGCAGAAGGAATTGGCAGACTATAAGTTTGGTTTGGAAAGGCAGCTATTGGCGGCAAAGCCCACTAAAGTTTCTGCTGCTGAAAGTAAAATTCAGAGGCTAATGGAGACTGGACTTGACCGCACAACTGCCATAGCGATAGCGGATGGCAGAATAGTTACAAGCAAAGACCCGATAACAAACCAAGTGCAGCTAGTAGATAAAGGCACAGGTAATGTCATTGCCCCAAGCGTGCCTCAATCTGTTGCCGCAGAGGCAGAGGATGTTGCTGCTGCCCCCGAAGGTCAGTTCGAGGGGCTTGATCCATCTGAGGCACTTGGGCTTGGTGGCTGGACTAAAAATGTAATCAATGTAGTCGGTGACGCGATTGGTGCTGGTCAAGCGTATAAAGAAGCTGGCGCAGTGTCATCAGCGCTTGAAAACTTGCAAGGCAGAACAATTTTACTTGCCGGTTTGGATGTTGCGGGTAAGCCATCAAACTTTACAAGAGAGGAAATAAGGGACAGATTTACCATCTCAGCCAACGAGCTGACAACTGGCCCAGATCGTGCCTACCAAAAGTCTCAGGAAATGGTCAGGCTTCTTGAGGAGACTTTTGCTGTCACCCAGAGAAATGCTCAAGGCGGCGGCGGGGCGTCAGTCCAACAACAAAAAGCCGCTATGGAGGCTTTGCCCTCCCTTGATGCACTGCTGCGGGATTACAAGTCACTGCAAAATGCCTTTGCCGCAAAGCTAAACCCAGCCTCAAGCCTCGCGGTTGACCCGCAAATGAATGACATTCTTGACTTCTATGCTCCAACCCCAGCAGGAAAATAATCATGGCTGACCCGCAATACGAGAGAATGCTTGAGGCGCTCAAAAGCGCGCACAATGCTGCTCAATCTGCCACAGATGAGCGAGACAGGCAGATGCACACTCAGAACGCCACAAGAATTGCTCAGGCCATAAGGTCAATGCAAGCCGAGGCAGAGGTGCAGGCGTCTGTCGAAGAGGGTGATGGTTTTACCGCACAGATGAATAAATCTATTGCCGAAGGTGTTGGTGGATTAGTTGACTTTATAAACCCATTTGACGAATACACAGGCTCCGCGACAACTGGATTAAAGAACTTAATGGCTGCGGGCGGGGTTAGAGTCGCTGAAGGCGAGGCAGAAGGTTTTGTGGAAAACCTTGGGGCGGGGATTGGGTCTGCCGCTGCTGCCGCTGTTCCTGTGGCTAAAGGTGTGCAGGCTTTGCAGGCCGCGCCAAGCCTTATTGGGCAAGTAGCCAGAACGGTATCTCCGCAGCTTGCAACAACTGGCGGGTTTGCAGCGGAGCTTGCTGCTGGTGGCGCTGCTGCCACTGCCGCAGAAGAAGCAGAGCGCAGAGGGTACAGCGAGCCGGTGCAGCAGATTGCTGGGCTTGCAGGTGGCTTGACCCCCGCAGCGGTTGGCCCAGCATTAAGAACTGCCGGACGTGGCGCTGCTGCTGTTGCCAGAGCTACGCCTTTGCTCGGAACTGGAATAAGCGCCACTGCCGGTGCTGTTGCGCCGTTCACGCAAGCAGGAGCTAGGCGTCTGGCTGGGGAGCGTGTCCGTGAGCTTGCTGGCGGCAGGGAAAGAGCCATAGAAGTCGCTGGAAGAATTAGATCAGGCGATACTGAGCTTGGCTTGACGCCTGCCGAGCAAACAAACGAAGCAAAGCTTATTGAGTTGCAGCGTGCAGCAATGCAGCAAGACCCAAAAGTTGCAGAGGCAATATCCCAGCGCCAGTTTGAAGCCGAAACAACCGCAAGAGAAGGCCTTGAGTTTGGTGGCAGGGTTGAAGATGCGCAAGCATTCGTAGCACAGCGTCAGGCAGAGTTTTCAGACACGCTAGATAATTATATCGCTGCCGCCAGAGCATCAGCGCAAAAGAAAATACCAGCCTCAGAAACTGACTCAATTAAGGCCAGCAATATTGTTGCCGATGAGCTACGCAGGGCTGAAAAGGTTGCCAAAGCAAATCAGAAAATGCTTTGGGACAAGATACCTGATGAAGTTGAGATGGATGTGTCTGGCATAAGGTCAACCATTCAAGACTTAAAGCGTAGCGCGACACGTATCGGCAAAAACAATATCCCAACTTATGCCAAAAAGTTTCTAAAAGCTACAAAAGAAACAGGTACTGATAAGGTAAAAGAGGTAAATTCTTTATACACGGCCATGCGTGATACTGCGAGAAATGCAGTGTCTGGCGACAAAGTGAATAGAGATCAGGCCAGAATAGCCAACCAGATCGCTGACTCTATCCTTGCAAGCTTAGATGACATTCGGCCAGATACCGACGTGAATAGAGCAATCGTTGAGGCCCGCACATTTAGCCGCCAGATGCACGACAAGTTTTCTAAGGGAACAGCGGGCAAGCTTTTAAAAAGAACCGTGCGGGGCGAAGAAGCAACGCCAAGGGAGCTTACGCTGCAAAGCACTATTGGGGCCGGTGGGGATAAAGGCTTCTTAGCGCAGCAGGATATTCTTGCCGCCGTCAGAAGCGCGCCAGACACAGGCGAAGCGACAAACGCTACTGCAAATTACTTGCGCAACATTTTTAATGAAAAAGTGTTTACTGGCGATCAATTCTCAAGATCAGCAGCAGAAAACTTTTTAACAACGAATAAGCGTCTTTTGGACGAGTTTCCCAACGTAAGGTCTGAGATTGAGCAATCAATATCCAGCCAACAACGGGTTAGAGACGTTACAGATCGCGGTGCTGATTTGTCAAAATCTATAAAAGAAAGCACATCTGCTAAGTTTGCTGCATCAAATCCAGAAAGAGCGATAGACGCGGTTATATCTGCGCCGAACCCAACTAAAGCGATGGCTAATCTGATTGCGTCTGCAAAGAAGGATAAAACAGGCGCAGCGCTAGATGGTGTGAAACGAGCAATATCTAAGGCATTAATATCAAGGTCAACAAGGGTTCTTGAGGTTGCGGGCGAGGCTGGTGCTACATCAGAGCTTCGCGGAACTAGACTGTCCGAGGCATTGAGCGACGAGGTGTTGGGCGGCATTGCCCAGCAAGCGCTGTCTAAGGGCGAAATGTCTAGGTTGCGTATAATTTCAAAAGAGCTTGAAAAGCTAGACAAAGCTAGGGTTTTATCATCCACCGGCAACACAATGGCAATGTTTAAGCCAAATGTTATAGCCTCTGTCGCCGGACGTATCCTTGCGGCGAGATATGGCGCTCAATTAGGTGGCGGCCTTGGCGGTAGCTTGCAATCAGCGCAAATTGCGTCTGGCCGCGTTCAGCGGTTTTTAGAAAACATTACGAATGCAAAAGCGCAAAGGCTACTAATTGATGCCGTGCAAGACCCTGATATAATGAAGGATCTTTTGCTGGATGTAAGTAATCCTAAAAACTTTGCTAGAATAGAAAAGACAATGGCACCCTATATCGTTGGCGCAGTAGCTGGAACTGAGGAACAATAACATGCAACCACAACCAAAAGATCGCCGCGAGATAGAAAGCATTGTTCAGAATGCGATCAGCGAGGCCGTTGACTTCGTTGAGAGCGAGATCAGCCAAGACCGCATCAAGGCGCAGCGCTATTACGATGGCGAGGTTGATATTGGATATGAAGACGGGCGCAGCAAGGTTGTGGCAACTAAGGTGCGAGACACCATACGCTCAATCAAGCCCAGCCTTATGCGAATCTTTATGTCCAGCGCAAGGCCGGTAGAGTTTATCCCAAAAGGCCCAGAGGATGTTGCATTGGCCGAGCAGGCCACCAGTTACGTCCAGCATGAGTTTACGCGTCTCGATGGATACAGCGTGCTGAATGATGCGTTCCAAGATGCAATGGTGAAGAAGCAGGGCATCGTAAAGGCATATTGGCAAGATTACCCTGTTGCCGAGATATACACGTACACCGACTTATCAGACGATGAATATACGTTCTTGCTAGACGCTGATGACGTTGAGGTTCTTGAGCATACGATGGAGATGTCCATCTCTATGGATGAAATTGGCATGGAAGTTGAGCTTCCTGTCCATTCGGTCAAGATTAGCCGTACAGAAATGAAGGGCGAGCTACGCATGGAAAGCGTGCCGCCAGAAGAGTTCTTCGTTAATCGTGATTGCCGCTCATTTGACGATGCCTATGTCGTAGCGCACCGCACAGATATGCGTGTTGGTGATTTGGTTGAGATGGGCTTTGACTTTGACGTCATATCCAACCTGACGCCAATCGACGGCACAAATGACATGACCGGCGCAGAGGTGCTTGAGCGGCAAGGATATGAAGAAGACTTGTCTGACGAGGATGAGCTAGATCCGTCTATGAAGCTTGTGGGGATTACAGAGGCTTACATGCGCATGGATATAGATGGCACAGGCGTGCCGGTGCTGTATAAGTTCCTATGCGGCGGCACAGCATATGAGCTGCTGGATTACATGCCATGCGACGAGATCCCGTTTGCCAAGTTTGAGGTCGATCCAGAACCGCACAGTTGGTACGGTCATAGCGTATCTGAGCTGATTGAGAATGACCAAGACGCGGCAACATCAATCTTGCGGGGAATCTTGGATAACGTAGCCATGACCAATAACCCACGCATTGGGATTGTGGACGGCGCGGTAAATATTGATGATGTGCTTAATAACGAGATTGGCGCTTTGGTCAGGATGCGCCAAGCCGGATCTGTGCAGGATTTGAGCGTGCCATTTGTTGCGGGCCAAACCCTGTCTGCGCTGACATATATGGATCAGCTTACAGAGCAGAAGACAGGCGTTACAAGCGCCTCTGTGGGGCTGAACCCAGACGCGTTGCAGTCCACAACCAAAGCAGCCGTTCAAGCGTCTGTGCAGGCTGCTGCGGGCCAGACAGAAGTAATGGTGCGCAATCTTGCTGGCGGTATGCGTGAGCTGTTCGGCATTATGTTGCGCTTGATGAATAAGAACGTAGACGAAGAAAAGATGATGCGTATGAACGGCCAGTTTGTGCCGATTGATCCGCGTGTCTGGGATACGTCTATGGACATTAGCATCAACGTCGGGCTTGGCACGGGCCGCGAAGAAGAAAAGCAGATGGCATTGCAGCAAGCCTTGCAGATGCAGACTATGGTTTATCAAAACTATGGCCCAATGAACGGCTTGGTGAGCTTGACCAATATCCGCAACAACTTGGCTGACCAGTTGGCCTTATCCGGCGTGCGCAATGCTGATCGTTACTTTGCGCCAATCACTCCAGAAATTGAGATGCAGATGCTACAGATGCAGCAGCAACAGCAGGCGGCAATGGCGCAGCAGGGGCAGGCGCAAGACCCGAATGCTGCATTCTTGCAGGCCGAGCAGATGAAGGCGCAAACTAAAGCGCAGACTGACATGATGAAGCTTCAGTTAGACGCTCAGAAAGCAGCGGCAGATGATGATCTGAAGCGCGATAAGATGGCTCAGGATCTGATGGTAGATGCAGCCAAGATATATGGCCAATACGGAACCGCAGTGGACACGGCTCGCATTAAGGCAGAGCAGGATAAGGTTCGCATGATCGGCGGCATTGCTCAGGGTACACCACAGTGAGCGCTGACATCCGCATACAAGCCGATGACGCAAAACGGCTAAAGAATGACACGGCGTTTCAGGCGTTCGTGGACGATGTTCGTGAAGAGCAAATGCGCATCTTCGCTAACAGCGCAGCCTCTGACATAGAGATGCGCGAGGAAGCGCACGCAATACTGCGTGCGTTAAACAAGATCAGTGACGCACTCGACGCTGCAATCGCAGCAGAGGTCATTTTAGATCGCAAACGAAGGAACTAGCACCGTGGAAGCGACTAGCCTAAATAATGCCGTAGAGGCAATGCTGGCCCCAGAGCCAACAGAAGAAAATCAAAGCGAAGCAGTGGAAGCAACTGAAGCGCCAACTCAAGACGTTGAGAGCGAAGTGGTTGATGATATTGCCGAAAGCGATGATGACGTCGAGGCATCCGATGAAGACATAGAAGACGTTGAATATGTCGATGATGTTCAAATTGATGACGAAGACCTAGTAGAGGCGGCTGAAGACACCAGTTTAATCCCCGTTAAAATTAACGGCAAAGAAGAAAACTGGACACTGGATCAGTTAAAGCAATCTGCGGCGGGTCAGGGTTACATCAATCAAAAGATGCAAGAGAATGCTGCCTTAGAAAAACAGCTCAAGGAACAGTCTCAAGCATTAGCCCAGCAGCAGCAAGAAATCTTGGCTATGTATCAAAACGCACAGCAAGGTGGTCTGCAAGCCCCAACCCCACCGTCCAAAGAGCTTTTCGACCAAGACCCTATCGGTTACATGGAAGCGAAGCTGCAATATGACGAGGCGAAGGCAACGCATGACCAGCGGCTAACTGAACTTCATGGAATGCAGCAGCAGCAAGCGAAGCAACAGCAAGAGGCTCAACAAGCCTACCTTGCCGAGCAAGCACAAGTGCTGACGCAGTATATCCCTGAGCTTGCAGACCCAGAGAAAGGCGAAAAGTTAAAATCAAGCCTTATCGAAACTGGGGTTTACTACGGCTGGACGCCAGAAGAAATGTCCAAAGTCGCAGATGCAAGGTATGTGCGGGCATTGAACGATGCGCGCAAATACAGACAGTTGGTAGCGAATAAGCAGAAGTCACAGGCAAAGGCCAAAGGCGTGCGCCCCGTGGTGAAAGCTGGTGCAAAGAAACGCCCAGATGGGCAGGCTGCTACCCGTAAAAAAGCGCAACAGCGCTTGCAGAAGTCAGGTTCAATCGATGACGCATTGAGCTTGATGTTAAAAAGCTAACTCCTTGAAAGGATTAAGGAAATGACACAGCCGACTAACACATTCGACACATATGATGCCATTGGCATCCGTGAAGATTTATCTGATGTGATCTACAATGTAGATCCTGACGAAACCCCGTTTTACAGCAAGTCTGCTAAAACAAAAGCACGCAACACTTTGGTTGAGTGGCAAACACAAGCGTTGCGCGCGTCAGCCGTAAACGCTCACATTGAGGGTGACGCAACATCTGCTGATGCCGTTACACCAACTGTACGCCTCGGCGCACGCACACAGATTTTTAAAAATGCTGTGGTTATTTCTGATACGGACGAAGCGGTAGACAATGCCGGTCGTGCAAAAGAAATGGCGTACCAGACTTTGCTTATCGCTAAAGAGCAAAAACTGGACATCGAAAAAGCTCTGTTTGCCAACCAAGGTAACGTAGTTGGCTCCTCAACTGCTGCACGTAAAACTGGTGGTGTACCATCATGGTTGATTACTAACGTAAACTTCCAGTCTGGTAACTCTGGCGCAAACCCAACCGGCGACGGCACAGACGCCCGTACAGACGATGGCACTCCAACTGCATTCTCGCAGGCCAAGTTTGATGACGTTATGCAGTCAATCTGGGAAGAAGGCGGTAAGCCAGATACAGTGTATCTGTCAGCCTTCCAGATGAACGTTGCTCTGGGCTTCACTGGTAACAACAACCAGCGCTCAGCGGTGCAAGCCGGTGACGAGACTGTGGTCAAGTCGCTCGCGGTATATGTGACGCCGTGGGGAACCGTGCAGTTCATGCCGTCACGCGAAAACCGCAGCCGTGACGTGTTCGTGTTGCAAGACAACATGTGGGAATGCGCAGTATTGCGTCCAACCAAGAACGTTGCCTTGGCCAAAAATGGCGACAACACCACACGTCAGGTGACAACAGAGCTGGCGCTTTGCTCGAAAAACGAGAAAGCCAACGGCGCAATTTACGACAACACCACATCGTAATATACTACAAGAAGGGGCGATTGCGCCCCTTCTGCTTAACTGAGGGAATAACATGAAAAAAGTTTTAGTTGTAGGTCACAAGATCCACACATCAATCGGCAAGCTTGTCAAAGGCGATAACGCTGAATTGCCGACAGCAGAGGTTGAGACGCTTATGCGCGTTCGCCCAGATGCTATGAAAGTGATGGGGGATGTTGCCCCTGCGCCTGCACCCGCACCAACTAAGCGAGCCAAGAAGAAATAAGACATGGCGAAGATTTCGGAAAAGATCGACTTCGAGCATGACCACATGGTCATCAAGAAGAAGCATGACGTCAGCCAAGCGCTGAACGACGTGCAGAAGGCCAAAGACGCTGGCATAGGTATGTCGGGCGAGAATAGGCTTGTTGGGTTCTTAGACGGCGCTGTGCTGGCTCAGTGGCTCAAGGAAGCTGGTGTATCATGGTCTGATACAGAGGCGGCCAAGGAAGTCGTCAAGCGCAAGATGATGTCCGGCGAGTTTTCTAAGTTCCGCGTCTGGGAAGGGTCTTACTGATGGACGCTGATCTGCTTTGGACGGCGGCATTAACTGCCGGATTGGGCCTGATCGGTTGGGTATTGAAGAGCGCTGTGGACGAGATGCAGCGCCTCAATATTCTACTGAACAAGACCCGCGAAGAAATGGCAAAGGATTACGTCACCAAGGCAGACAGCACAGCCGTCATGGCACAGATCGTAGCGCGCTTTGATCGCATCGAAGAGAAAATAGACCGCCTGATGGAGCGATGAGCCATGATAGACCCCGCCACGGCAATCATGGCAGCGTCCACAGCGTTCAACGCAATACGCAAAGGCTGCCAGATCGGGCGGGATCTGGAGGGCATGGCTGGCGATCTGGGGCGCTGGTCTAAGGCGATCAGCGACTTCGACTTTGCCGCGAAGCGCGTAGAAAACCCCAAATGGTATCAGAGCTTCGGCAATGTCGAACAGCAGGCGATGGATCTGTTCGTCCAAAAGAAGCAGCGCGAGAATATGCGCGACGAGCTGCGCAAGATGATCTCAGAAACGCTTGGCCCATCTGCATGGCAGGAGCTGATCCGCATGGAAAACGAGATCCGACAAAAGCAGAAGGATGCGATGTATAAGCGCATTGAGCGCAAGGAGACGATCATCGCGTGGGCGGCGGGCTTGTTCCTGTTCCTGATCTGCGTTGGCGCGCTGTTTGGGTTTGTCTGGATCGCGGTAAGGCGGTAACATAAACATAGAGGTGTAAAATGGAAAAGATACTTGCTTGGAAGATCATGCCGCGTCTGATGATGCTGGTAATGACTGTGATGTATATACGCTGCATCGAGTGGGCGTTAAGCCAGCCAGATTTATCAACACAACAAGCTGGCTTAATATCAGTTGTAACAGGAGCCATGAGCGGAGCTTTTGCCATCTGGCTGGGGTCTGAGAAATGATTGGCCAGATAGTAGGTGCATTGGGCGGGCTGGCGACAAGCTACCTCGATGGCAAGACGGCAATCCAGAAAGCGAATGCTGAGATTAAGCTGAAGCAGGCAACCGGCGAGATGGATTGGGAGCAGTCGGCTATCGAGGCTAGCAAAGACAGTTGGAAGGATGAGCTGTGGACAATCGTTTTCGTGGCCATATTGTGCATGAATTTTGTGCCGTCCATGCAAGACGTAATGGCAGAGGGTTTTGCTAATCTTGAGACAACGCCGCTCTGGGTGCAGTGGGGCATGTACGCTTCCATCGCCGCCAGCTTTGGCATCCGCACAATGAAAGGCTTGAAGAAATGACGTTTAAACTATCAGCACGCAGCCGCGATAAGCTGTCAGGCGTGGACGAGCGTATGGCGGCTGTCGTCACCAGCGCAATACATATGACCAAGATCGACTTCGGCGTCATCTGCGGGCTTCGCACCATCGAGGAGCAGCGCGAGCTTGTGAAAAGCGGCGCATCTCAGACGATGAAGTCGAAGCATATAGACGGGTTGGCCGTCGATCTCATGGCTTATGTCGGCCCTCGTGGATCGTGGGAGCTAAATCTGTATGACGATATAGCCGATGCAATGGCCGAAGCTGCGCGCGAGGTAGATGTGCCGATCAGGTGGGGTGCCGCGTGGACTGTGCCAAATATAGCACAGTGGGATGGCACGATGGAAGATGCGATGAACGACTACATCGACACGCGTCGCAGCCAGTCCAGAAGGCCATTCATAGATGCCCCGCACTTCGAGCTGATGGTCTAACCTAGCATCGCCTCAATGCTGTCATCCATAGCCTGCGGTGTAAACTCGGCGGGCTTGATGCGTACCGTTCTGCCGCTTGGCGCGGTGCGCAGTATAAACAATCGTATATCCAGAGCCACATACGCAAATATTTGCGCATCGCCATTTGCGCGCGTGAACATGTAACACGGCTTGCGCCTGCGATCAGCTCGCGGCTCGATGGTCGCCTTCACTTGCATGGTCAACAGCTCACCGCTGGCCGACTTAACCCATAGGTCATCGTCCTGCATGTCTACCCGATGGCAGCGTATCCCGCGCTGCTCAAGTTCGGCTGCGACGAGAAACTCGCCTGCACGTCCGACGTTGATGCTGTTGGCCACAGCCGGAATATACTATAAATATCATAATGTTACTACGGGCAAAGTTGCTCGCACTTATATGACCGCCAAAGCTCCTCAACGCCCCACAACTGGTCTTGCGGCATAACAAAGCATTTTCCCTTACCTAAGTCAGTTTGCACTGCTTTTTCGACAAATGCCTTGCGCGATATGCAACCAACAACATCCATCACATTTTCGTCATCTGTCTTTGTCACAAGCACGGCGGCGCGTGATTTGAATGCTTCAAGCGATTTAAACAGAAGCTGGCCTGTCGGGTAAAACGTTGATTTCACGTCTATGCTTATTTCGCCAAGCCACAGGTCAACGCCGTCATCTACGCCCAGCGTGTTGGGATTATATGAAACTTCATAAAGCTTGGCGACAGCAACCTCTGAGCGTATGCCAAGGAAATCCAGATCAACGCCGCTGCGTACATCGCGCTGCTGATTTACAATGCCACCGGCCCGCGCAAGTGTTGAGCGCAAATTAGCGCTTTGGCGGCAATCAGCCATATCCTTATCTGTGAGCTTAATTAGCATTATAAAGCGAACTCTTTTTGCGTGCGCAGGCGATACAGCTGTTGGCCCTCGATAAACGACGTCTTCACGATTGTACGCCGCTCACGCATGGTCTTCAGCCCAATGTCGATATGCACGGCGTCTTGCTCAATCATGCTGCACAAGTCGCCCACAGACAGCTCGTCATGCCTACTCAGGCAGCGCTTGATCTCTTTGCGCAGTTTTTCAAGCGGCCACGGCTTATATGCATACGCGTGCATGTCATCGCGGCCAATGAGCCTGCGCTTCATGCGCGCGTTCTCTATGATCGCCAGCTCCTTCCAGCGCTCCAGCGGCGTCATGTGTTCCGTCATAGCCGCTTCTCCAGCATCTCGCAGAGCGCCATGATCTCTTCGGCCCGCTGCTTGATCGTCAGGCGCTCAGGGCCACGCCCCGCGTCCATACGCATGATGTCGGCCTTGCGCCTGATCGACATGACCAGCATCAGCGGCGTTGGCTGCGTCGGCGTGCTGCTGTCCTCGTCGATATGCGCGCCAACGCTGGCGCAGTCTTCCAGTTTTGATAGATCCCATTTAGCCATTGTTACTCTCCTGTGTTGGCCGTGGCTGTGGTCTGACGTCGGGCCACGGGCGGCGATAGTCTGCCTCGCCGCCCATCTCGACGCATTGCGGCTCAAAGACCCGCGCCAGATCGTAGTATTTCGCAAACGCTTTGCACTCGTCTACGGATGAAAAGACGGCGAAAGCCATGAAGACGGGTTCAGCTAGGGTCATCACATCCACCCCATGCTGACAGCGCCGATCCAGCCCAGCACCGACGCGGCAATCGCCACGGCGATGATGATGTCTTGCGTCCACTTGGTCATGCTGCTTTCCATTCTACAAATAAATCACGCACCAGCTTCTTTGTCATGTATCGCATTGCACGATTATGTGCGTGGCCATCGCTATCCACACGCTCGCGCTCAAGCGTTTTGCGCGTGTCATATATTCTGCGATACGGGCCAGCGTTTTCTTCTTTGCCTTGGCTCTTGAGCAGGCTGTCGCCAATCGTCCAGAATACCGAATGACGTGACGGGCTATATCCATGCGCCAATGCCATCTCCGCATTGCTGCATTTGCGCTGCCTCTGGCCATCTATCACGGCAAGCCCAGCGCGCTTGTATATGCCGTCAAGCTCCTTCTCGTATTCCATAAAGTCGCCCACCTCGCCGACAATGCCCGCCAATCCAAGATGGCCAAAGCCTTTTACCTTATCGACAAACGTTGATACTGGCAGCTCCTTTGCCAGCCCCACAAGCCACTTCTCAAACTCGGCGCGGCTTTCTAAGAGCGGCTGCCTTGCCTCAAATAGTGGCTTTGTGGCGGCATATTCATCCATTGTGCCTTCGCCCTTCTTTAGTTGAGCAAATAGCTTATTGGCTTCCTTGATGTCGCCGTCACGAAAGCTGCGGCAGATTGCTTTAATCTGCAACACCAGCTTTGCTTCAGCGCGAACCATGTTCTGCCTGTTGCGCCAAGTCAGATATATCTTGGCAATGGTTGGGTCTTCGTAACGTTTATCCATAATGGATCTCCTTGTTTTATGCGAGGCGAAGCATAATTGACATTTCTGTGTTAGTTGATTGGCCTCTGGTTGTTGGTGCGCCAGTGCTGTGGCATCTCTGCGAGTGTTGAGCGGCACCAAATAAATCGGGAGCGAATTATGAATAGCATTGCTGCGTCATTTGGGTGGCTCCCTGTTGTAAGGTGGGGGCGCTCTTTCGCAGGCATTTCTGCGGGCTATTCATGACCCCCTGTTGTAAGGTGGGGAAGGGTGACGGCAAAGCGGCATTGCTGCATGGTATTTGTGACCCTTCCCATTGGCGCGGCAACTGGTTGGCATTTCTGCGCACCTGTAGTGGCACCAAAATAAGGCGGGGGCGAGGAATGCATGACATTTCTGCGTGGCTACCGTGGCCCCCTGTTGTAAGGTGGGGGCGAAGCGTAATTGACATTTCTGCGCTGGTTGATCGACCCCCTGTTAAACATTATTCTACCAAAGCCTGCTCATACTTAGCTTTGACTTCGCTGATATTCCAGACATCTCTGACGACTTTATCATCAGTGACGCGAGCCTTGATGGCAGAATAGAAGCTGCGCTGACCCTCGTGATGCTTGCTGCGTGATGTCTCGTGCATAATTGCCTGCTCAAG